TGATGCCCATGTCGGCTGTTTATTAGGTCGCTCATTTACTGAGATACCATCAAAGCCTAATATCTCCAAGAATTTCACAACATCTTTATCATAAAGCCAGTATTTATAAATTTGCCTTGTCTTATCACCGTATTTATTATCTAGGAAATTAACCAATTCTAAGGCTTTATCTCTGTCCCATAAACTCTCGTCAGCTTGTTCGATTGCTTCATTCGCAAAATCAGAAAAACTTTTTTCTTGTAATGCGTGTATATATTCAACAGGCTTATTTATATTTAAATAAACAGGCATAGTCTTTGGATTCTTTTGATCCATTGAGTAATTCTGAGTTAATCCAGCCTCTTCAGAAAACCATTGAGCACCCTCTGAAAACTCCGTAAACTCTGCGCCCGTCCCATGATAAACAACCTTCGGGCTGCCATCTTCATTGACAACCTTAGAATCGCCAAACCAGTCCTTAAAAGCTTTCGAGTCTTCACGTGGGGCCATAGAAAACTTAGTCTCTGAGTCTGTGCTAACTAATTTATCAATGAGCTCTGAAATCGTATCATTTTCGGATAGTAGATTATTTTCTTTAAGCTCGTCAAGTATTACGTCAGAATCAACACCAGCTTCAGGGTCTTTATATTTTGCAATACGTCTTTTTTCTACTGGTGATAAGTCCTTAACTTCAGCCTGAAATTCTTTAGAGAATGTAAATTTCCGCTTATCCAAGTATTCAACAACAGGAGATTTTAGAGTCTCGCCGTAGCTGTATAGATCTTCACCAGTTAAACCTGCTCCTTCAGATTCATCTTGGAAGAAATCACCAGGTAACTCACTTTCAAGAATCTCATCGCCAGTTATAAAGTCTTCTGCCCTCATCTCTTCAGAGGGGCGGATTATTCCTGTTGTTTGGTTGATGCGCTCTTGCGCTGATAATTCATCTGTAACAAAATCGGGTAGCTGCTCTAATTTACTAAGGGCTTCAATTGCTGAAATAAGTTCTTTATTATTCGCATCTTCTTCAGATAATGCGGATTCAATAAACTCTCTTTCGCCTTTTGCCGCGGCTTCCTCCTGCGCTTCTTCCCGTCTCTTGGCGGCGCGCTCCATCTTCCTTACATTCTTAGCGCTCGGCTTTCTCTTAAGGATTTTGCCGGACTGAATATCAGCTATAACCTTTTGACCACTCTGAGAGCCACCAATGTACTGTGCTAACATATCCTTAATAAAGTCTAAAAACTTCTGCATAGTTCCACGGGCATCAACTGGAATATCCCCGGTCAATGTCCATTCTTCTAGGGCATTGGCAAATATCTCATGATTCTTTATATCATTAGTGAATTCAATTCCACGAGCCTCATAGCCTTCTTGATTCTTGGCTATGATCTTGGCCACTTCTTCTTTGCCTAGTGATTCACGAGCTATATTTACAACTGACTTCCATTCTTTATCAGTTATACCACCCATGTCGCGTATCATGTGGCCGAACTCGTGATTGAAAGTAGGTAGGCCGCTTTCTTTACTTAGATTAATTGTGGCTAACTTAGGATCAGATGTACCAAAGTCGCCGCCAATATCGCCATTAAATTTAACGGCAATATCAAAACCTTTATCAGTGGTAATCCTTAAGCCCTCACCATCTTCCTTGATGTCAGCAAATTGCTCGAATCTCTGAGTCATAGCGCGTAAAGCTCCTACACCTTCAGGGGCTTCTAGCTCACTAGCTTCAAGCTCGTCTATTTCTTGAATCTTTTCTTGCTTAATATCTTCTGTGGTGTGGATAAACTCGCGCTTCCTTTCATCGTAACCCATCTCTTCAAGGTAGGCTTCTTTATCTTCGGCGGCTTGATAATCGTCAGTCCGTAAATTACCTAGTCCGATTTCTTCCTCTTCTTGTCTTGTGAGAGGTGCCAGAGTTTCTTCAATAGTGTTAGATATGTCCTGTTCAATAAAATCACCATCGTATATTCCTTTTGCCGAAGTGCCTACGCCTAATAATAAAAGTCCTTGGAATGCTTGCTTGCCTGTTTCAATTAGATTGCCAATAGCCTCTTCAGTCTCATAACCTTCAATAGTTCCGAGCTTACCAAGTTCCATTGTCATCTCTTGGGCTACTTCTTCAAAAGTCTCAGCTGTAATATTATCGCCATATTTCGCTATAACCTGTGCAACTTTGCCGCCGCCAGTTTCGCTAATTACTTTTGTAAATGCGCCTTTAACTTGTGATCCAAAAACTTGATTAGCTTGTAGCTGCTCGATCATTACATAAGGAATTGCAGCCACTAAAGCAGTGGCCCTAGCTTTTTGAGGATCAACACCCGATTCAATTAAGCTCTCGTCAAAATCACCAAGGAATCTAGCAGAGGAATAAGCCATACCACCAGCAGGCCCAGCAACTAAGCTAGATGCCGCGACTGCGCCTAAATCTAGTATCATTTCAGAAGATGAAAGGGCTAGTCCTGTGAAGCCTTCTTTCTTAAAAGCCTCCCTGGTTATAGCTCTTGTCTTGTTGGCTATGCTCTTCTCAGCCCTAGACTCTGCACCAACTTCAATAAGCTCGTCAAAGCTCTCCATTATCATATCGGCGGTATCGTAAGTTTCTTTTGTGAAAGCCTCACCAATAGACATAGGGTCATCAACAGTAGGTTGTAGCTGATTAATAACCCAATTTCTTATCTCCCTGCGCTTATCTTTTGATACTTCTCCAGCCTTTAAATTTTCGCCATACTTAGCATTAAACCTTAAAAATAACTCTTCAGGATCTTCTATTCCAAGCTCTGATCTTACAATACTCTCGCCTGTCTTCCTGAATGATGTAAGTATATCTTTACTAGTCTCTTTTAATGTTGTACCTATGGCACCAATAGCTTTCCAACCTTCTGCACTCTTCTTTGGATTTCTACCGCTTGCATATGTCCAGAAATTAGCTTGCTCATAAGGAGTGAGCTCTTTTAGTTGGATTTGGTTTGGTGGCTCTTTAGTAATAACCATCTTATTAACCATGTTTCTGGCCTTATCAGAGAAACCTTTACCTAGTGAAAGCTTATAAGTTTGGCTATTACTTTTCAGACTTGACATGTGCGCGTCAATATATTTATCTTTTTCCGACTCGCTAATATATCTTTGATGCACTTGGCCAGGGACATAAACCGCAGCTGTGGAACCGACAGCAATATCAGCAGAGCCCACATAATTACCTTTTATCTTATCCCACTGTTCTTTTTTTGTTAAGCCTTGGTAGTCAGTAAGCAATGTATGCTGCTTATCTTCTGTAGGTGTAAAGCCACGTCGTATATGCTCAAGGTTTGCAATAGGATCATTATCAGCAGCGCCATCATACATGTAGGAATTCATGTTAGCTTTGTAATCTTCTGGCTTTGGAATAACTCCAGCTTTACCGCCAGCATACATATTAATTAAAGCTTGAGCCTCGTCTTTATCTGTACCTGCAAAGTTATTTATAGACTTTTTAACCATATCCATATCAACCACAGTTTCAGGCTCTGGCTCAATTCCTGGAGGTTGTGGCAATATATCTTTTGCTGATCTAGGATAAGCACCAGCTAAAGGGTCTGGATCATAAATAGTTTCAGGCATATTCTACTTCCTTTTAGTCATATCATACGGATTGACTTTAAAGTACTGGTCATAAAAGATTCTGTCATTATTTTCTTTGTGCAATTTATCTTTTGCATCAATGATAAATTCTTTAGCCTTGCTTGGGTCTTTCCTGTAAATCTCTTGGGCCTCAGTCATAATACCATCAAGGAATCTCAGGCGCTCCGATTCTGATAGATAATCAAAGAATTCTTCTGGTGAACCTTCGAGAGTTTTAGGGGCTTCTGTTCTGTCAGAGTCTAAAGCTTTTCTAGCTGTCTGAGTTAATCCAATCCCCATCAAATCACTAAGTAGTTTATTTGATGTTCTTGTGAACTCACCAAAAGGGCTATTAGATTTTGGGTCAGTCGGGTTTAGTTCTTTAAGTCGAGAAAGAGATTGTGACTTTAAAGTTGAATTGAACATGAAAGCGGCATCTTCATTGAGACTAGCCCACTCTTTGCCAGTTGGGTCATTAGCCGGGTCATAGTTTCTTATTCTATGTGCTTTTGAATAGTCGTATGATCTATTCATATCGGCTTGCTTCTGATCCTTGGCGGCCTTTGCTTTGATATCCGCATGCTTCATTGCTCGGTCAAAAAACTTAGTCCTTACTTTAGGTGAAACTTTAGTACCCCATTTTTCGAAAGCCTGTTTGCTAGCCTCTTCTGGGTCCATGCCATTCATTATAGCAGTCTGCCATTCGTATTCACCCATATTAGTATTAACTTCGGCTTGGTGCTTGGCTTGTGACGCCTGGGCTTTACTCTTATATTCTAAAGCTTTTAAGCTTGCCTTAGCATTATCAATTAAACCTTTGCGCTCTTGGTCATTTAAATTCTTATTCGTGTATACTTCAGCCTTATAGTTCTCGAAAGCGCCTTTGACCATTTCGCCAGTCTGCTTTAAATCTGTAGTCCGGTTTAGTGCCTCTTCAACTCCGAGCATCATAGTGGCTTGAGTTTCGGCGAAATGATTCATAGTCATTCGCTTAATGTCTTGCTCTTGCTGAACTATTCTATCTTCATGGGTAATATGTCCAGCGCTTTCTAGTTGATCATAGCTCTGCGTTATCGCTTCAGGAATATTATTTTTAATGCCTGAATTAATCGACATTCTATAATTCTTCTCGTCACGTTGACGATCTAACTGGAAAGCGCGATCTTTACCAGCTGCTTTAAACTTAGCTGAGTAATTTGTATTAAATGCTTTATAACTTGTTTTGCCCATTCCATTACGAAAAACAGGTGTACCATCTTGGCGCTTACCGGCTGCGTATTTATTTAAGTCTGTAACGTACTTATTTACAGCCTTTTCATAATCTTCAGCATTAGTAATAGTCGCGGCTGTCTCTCTAAATTCTTGCTCTCTTCTTATACGCTCGGCCTGAAATGCTGACATGTCGGAATCAGCTTGTTCTTGTGTGCGTCTTTCTTCATCTGCCGCGAGCGTTCCGAATATCTGTTGAACACCTTGAACTATATTAGCGCTCGTCTGTGCTCGGATTTCTTGGCCTTGATCACGTATTCTAGAGGCATTAACTTGGCCCTGTGCTGGCTTTAAATTGTAATTAAAATCTGGCATTAATCGCTACTCCCACTGCTACTTGAACCGCTACTACTTGAATCACTATCTTTATTATCCCACCAGCCAGAAACGGCGGCACCTGCAAACATCTTGCTTGTGCTTAATAGTAAATTAGTAGTCCCCTGAGCACGGTATGCGCTCGCTCTATTCTTGCCTGAGACTAATGCAGCAGCACCACCATGCCTTAAATTTCTACGAGTTTGGCGGCTCTCTAAATTACCTTGCTGTATATTTTGCTCATCTACCGCGGCTTGTTCTGATAACATAGTCAGTGGCGAACCTTCGAGTAATACACCAGACTTGGCGTAACTTGCTCTTTGCGCTGCTCTGCGTCTTGCTGATTGTGATCGCTCGTCTTTTTCTTTAGCCGCTCTATTAAGCTTCTCTTGTCTGGCTTGTTCAGATGACACCTCAGCTTCATACTCGGCATCATATTCGGCCTGCTTAGCTGCATTATCTGAAGCTTGCTTTTGCATAAATAGACCAGCAATAGCTGTAGCAGCGGCAATAGCGGCAAATACGTAGCATTCCTCATTTACAAAAGTTAAGAGTGTAAAAAATTTATAACGTGACATTTTATTTTCTCCCTGTAACTCTGCCGAGTAAGCTAAGTGCGCAAATTATCATACCATGAACCGAATCATTTCTTATCATTATACTATCATCTTCATCATTACTGTAGCCGTGATTGAAAGCTAGTCTCTTTTTTCCTGTAAAAGGTTCTATTAATTGATCAGTAACGATATTAACATCAACCATATATATAGGGTTAAAGTCCTTTCCGTTAACTGATATTTCACCGCCAATAGACTTACTTAGATATATCTCGCCCTCTGGTGTGTTTCTTCTCATACCTGGGCCGCTAACTGGTGCCGGGTCATTAATTTCAATGAAGCTTTCTTCAGCCAAACCGATAGTAAAACTATTATCCTCTTCACCATCAATTGAAACCATGCATCGAGTGGCTTGAATCTTCCAATCATCAATATCTAATTCACTTGCCGCGCCATCTTCAATAGTATAAAGGTCGATATCTTGCCCGACTTGCCCAATGATAAGGAATTGACCAGCTCCAGACATTTCATAGAAATCTATATCACGAGTAAGCTCAACAGCATTGTATTTAATTACTGCTGTGGTCATATCAACGTTATCTTTGTTGACTGTAATCGTAAAACTATGGCTTCCCTGAAATGAATCATGTGTATTGATTTGTGTGAATCGATCAAATAGAGTTAATTGAGCGTCATTATCAACGCCATTAACCCAGAATAAAGTCTCACTAAATCTTAACCAGTCCTCACCTTCTTGCAAAGTCACACCGACACGCTTAATAATTGGAGTAGTCAACGGTGCAACTGGTCGAATAAACGAACCTGTACCAATAAAAGGAGCTTCTTCGCGCCTTAATAAGTGATCATGATAAAGTAAATCCTCTTCTTTCCCGGCAATAGTAACGATCTCTTTAGTATCATCAACAGTAAATTCTTGTTGCCAATCCAAACAAAGGTTTGTGCTATTGATAACCTCATAATAGATACCGTCTACACGTTCGACTATAAGCCCTACTTCATCATTAGAAGGGCCAATAACTGAGTCGATTGATAGTACTTTTGCACCTGGCATTGGATGACGCGCCCAAGCTAATACGTTATGCTCTTTTTCAAAAGTAAAACTAGCTAATGAACCATCGCTAAGGATAGCCCAAACTAATTTATCAGGTGTACGAGTGTAAGCTAACTCCATTAAATCGAAGTTCTCTGTAATCTGTCGGGCCAATAAATTCATGTCGCTAGAAACATAACCGTCATCTTGGAAACTATAATTAGACGTTCTGAGACGCTTACCACCAGATTCAATATATAAAGTCATATCACCAGCTTGTACCGGCTGAACATGATCACTACCATACTGAGAATGACGGCGGGCCGTTACATTAGAACCAGACAGGACTTTATCATTATTTCTTGTGCCAATTGTCCATTCGCTAGAGTCTGTGCCGATCATCAATTGCTTTTCAGGGACTAACCAGTTAATAGTATTTCGCGTATCACTGGATAAGCTGAAAATAATAGGGCTTGTCTCAAATGTTCCTATCGCGAATTGTTCCCAGTTATTAGTCTGTGAACCATAGATAGTTGCCGGTTTATCTTTCGTACCGCCTAACATAAGTCTTTCTTCAAAAATTGTAACTGTTCGCGGATGTCCTGTAGTTTCTGAGAATGAACCAAAAGAATAGTTATGAGTCGCGGTTGTGTTCTCCCATTCACCAGCTACAAGAGTGGCTAAAACCTGTGAAGATGAATTAAATTGTGAGACTTCGACATAATTAAACTGATCATTTGATACTTCTAGGTACCAAATACAGCCAGTACCGCCGCTTGGATTTCCTGAAGTCTCCATAGTAACACGAACTAAAGCGTTAAATTCTTCGACATCTCTGGTAATTGATCCATTTCTTTGAACATCTGCAAGAGTGCTACTCTGAATTGATCCGATGACCTGCCAAGTTGCACCACTATCAACGCTCTTTTCTAAGTCAATTTGACCGCCCCATATACCGCCTTCAGTTCTCATTATCACCTCACCAAAGCCAGGTAATGTAGCAGAGGATACACCAGTATCACCTGAATCAAAACGGCCTTTAAGGTTTCTATTACCATCGTGAAGGACTTTAATTAAGCGCCCAACATCAGTAGAAACAAAAGGAGGATTAGCTCCGACATAATCAACAGTAAATTCATCGGGCGTTGCGGTAACAGTTAAGCCAATAGTTTGTGATGTATCAACGTTTTGTGTATTGAACGGGCCACCTGAAAAGTTATGATCAGATAAAACAAAGGTGAATTGTGCTGTGCGCTTAAGGTCTTGTAATGGATGATTTTGATGAGCAATATACATTACGTCAAAGACTTGCTGAAAGTCCATCTCTGATAGCTCAGTAGCCGAATAAGGATGTATTACAGTCTCAACCAATACACCTAATCTACTATAAATAGAAAGTGTACCGTCTGGAGTGAATACCAATTGAAAGTAATCTTCACGAGTAATAACCCAAGGAATTATACGAGCATCGGCAAAGTCACCAACATCACCTAACCTAGAAATTACACGAGTACCAAATCGGCGTTTAATTGCACCTTGTGGCTGAACTATAAAGTTCTCTAGTCTTCTGCTTGAGCCCATATATTTATCTATATCTGAGCGCCACCATAATTCGGGGCTTACTTCACCAGAATTAAACTTTAATATGGGTATCTTGTTGCTCAACGCTCTACCCCAAAGTTATAATTATTTCGGGTATAACTTCTTACCTGTAGATAACTAAATCTACGCAAAGTCTCTTGGCGTTTACGGCAACGATTTTTCATCTGTGGTAATAACCTGTCGCGGCACATCTCGAACCGCTGCACAGACATTTGAGATATATTCAAATCCTGCGTTGCTGGCATTGCTATTTCTGCTGCAAGTTTCTTATAGATCAGCTCTGTCATTTCTGCTGACCATTTCGTCACGTCCGAATTATAGGACTTGTAAATTAACTTCGGCTCTGTCGCTGCTGTGACTAGAACCCCGTCGAATATTTCCCAGTGCGAATCAGAATCCATTTCAACAGCTGATAAGAAGTCTTCCGGCAATTGATAGCGATATATTCCATCACTATCGGCGAATGTATCCGGGAGCCTTACCAGGAGCTGAACATTTAATAACTCGGGCCATGATATTTCATTTTGCACTTGTCGGACTACTTCATCAATTACGCCATTTACTCTCTGTGAGTGTGTATCGTTCGCGTCAATACTTTGGATTGATACAGCACCAATACTCTTAAGAGCTAAGTTGGCGACATCGGTAAAAGTTGTTGCAAGTGACATTATATGTTCCTTATACTAGGCAGCCCCTAGACCGGAGGCGAGTACGGTCTAAGGGCTGAGTTTATGCAGTTATATTAAGCTTGTGTACCAAACTGGATATGTGCAATACGCTTATCATCAACACGTACAGCATTAATCATTTCGTCGATATATAGCTTATACTGGAATCTTTCACCAGCATCCTTATCAATCTGAGTCTTAAGGCCGTCAAACTGGTTGAAGCAACCCCATTTAGAAGTAAAGGCAACCGCTCGACCTGCTGACCAAGAGCCACCGCCGTCACCATCGACTTCATAACCACGACCGACTTTTAGTTCAGGGTGAACGATCAAGTGTACGCCGTAGATATTAGGAAGTGAACCGCCCTCGAAATGACCTGAAGCAGAGATAAAGTCTCTATTGTGTAGAGTGTCACCACTGTTATCAATAAGAGCTTGCTTCTGTTCTGGAGAGATAACCATCATGATTGGTTCATCTTCGCCAACTGATCCGATATAGTTATCTTCAAACAGGGTCTTAACTTCGTTTATGATCTCTTTATCAAGAATACCATCGGGGACAGTGATTTCTTGCGAAGTTGGGAACGTAACCGGAGCTACAGAGCCAGTGTCTTTACCACGCTGAACCGTATGCTGGAACAATGCATCAAGGATTACACGCTCTTTTCTCTTCGCCATTCTGCCCATAAGCTCTTTAAGAACGTATGATTGCTCGGAACGGTTAGCGAGAACATCATCGAGTGAACGGAATGTATGACCAATTTCATTAAGAAACGGCAATAACATTGTTCTTTCGCGAGTGACTTCCATATGGGGTGTATGAATATTTTCCCAGGCTGCATGATCTTTTGCGCCGCCTTCATAGCCTTTACGGTAATTTGCGTCAATATCGCTTGTTAGTGTGCTTGTTGCTTCATCATTGGCAACGATAGAGTCAATAAATACAGCTTCACCTTTTTTGGCTTCCTTCTGCATGTATTGATAGAGAGCTGATTCACGTAGTTCACCTGCTAGGTGTGTTACTGAATCTTTGTACTGGATTTTATGATGCGTGTCAAATGAGAGTGCCATGAGGCGATCCTTTTAGATTAGATTAAAACCAATTATTTTTTGGCCTTATCTCAACTAAAGGAGGGGCCGCTTTGTTCTTTTATTAAAAACAAGGGGCCCGAATGGGAGTATCCTATAATTTCAATATAAGCAATATCAATAGAGTTGTCAAATTGTATTGGTTATAATGATGTATGAACTAAGTAAAATAACGTTTTATGGTATTTTAGGGTGATAGCAAATGATAGTAAATGAACTATCACCTACTATCATATACTATCAATGTTAAACTATTTTCAAAAAGTGTATTTAAAGATCAATCCCGGCAGGGTAATACTACGGCACGGCTTTTTTCTCTTTACTTTCTTTTACCTGGTTTTCTTTCTTTTCTCTTTTTTGTTTCAGTTTATTCTTTTTATCTATCCTTTAGAGAGCGAGGAGCGAACGAACTAACCAACAAAAAAGCCCTAACTAATTAAAGCTAGGGCCACGAATGATCTAAGGTAGCGAATCCTGTCGATCAAATCAGCTAGGGTATCTTCTCTTATAAAGACTATCCTTTTTATCCTGTAATGCTTGATAATTATGATGCGTCTTATCATTATAGCCCGGACTATTTCTGATAGCGGCTATCTGCTCTTCAAAGTTCATTGTATTAGCGCCGTGATTACCAACAAGAGAACTTGAGCCTAAGTGCTTACTCGCATTAGCTAGGGCTCTAATTACTGATTCATTATTAACAATACCTTCTTTTATAAATACGTCAGTTAGTCCAAGCGCGTCTGCTGCTTGTTGGGCGTCACGAATAAAAGCATTACCTTCAGTTTCGCCAAATTCGTCATAAATGCTTAATCTAGTATTACTGACTTCTTGGACTCGCTCTTGCTCTAGTTGAGCCATTGCACCTTGTTGTCTCTGTAGATCAAATTCAATAGCCGCTTGATATTGGTCTTGATTCAATCCTTTACTATGGGCGAACTCCTGAAATGATGCCATCGCTTCTTGATCAACATCGGGAGCGCCTTCAATTGGCTCATACTTATACATATTGGCTTCAGTTGGTCGGCCTAATGCGTTATAGTATTCACTCATCTCTTGTTCAGTGGCATCTTCACCAGGTTTAATAATACCTTTCTTACCCAATAACGAAGCTTGATTAATTAGGCCCTTAGCCATTTCATCCATACTTTGATACTTTGTTACATTGGGATTACTGCGGTATTCCTCAGCTAATTCATTATACCAAGGATCATTGCTAGTATCTGGTGTGATTCCGTCGCTAGGTTGAGTTAAGAGATCAGCTGTAACTTCTGTTGGTGCTGTCTCAACTGCCTCCACTGGTGCCGCGACTGTCTCGGCTGGTGCTTCTGTTGGTGTTTCTACTGGTGCTACATCCATATTATTTCGCCTCTAGTTGTTTTATTATTCTTCGGTAAAGCTCTTTTTGGCCTTCCTTATAAGCCATTTTAATAGGGTCTGAATCAATTGAGGAATGATCAATCTGGCACAGCTTAGCCATGTCCTTAATTACTTTCTTGCCCTCGATATTGTTAAATACTGCATTATAAAGTTCTCGCCTCTCGTCTGTGGTCATTACATTTGTCCCATATCGTCTATCATTGATCCTGGTTCTGGAGCCTTTAAAGGGTCTGCGGTCCCCACTTTGTCCATTAACTGTTGCTGTTGCATCATCTGAGCTTGTGCATCTGCTTCTACCGCTCTTGATTCTTCGGTTTCTTCTTCAGTCAAGATATACTTTGAAGGCACATTCTTATTTCTGAATAGATCGCGAGCTACTTCATCAAACTTAACAAGGTGGTTTAATCCTGGGCTTTCCTGCATCTGCATTATAACCTGTTGAACTTCCATTATCCCCTGTAATATCTGCTGACTCTCTTGAAGCTTTAGTTTTTGATCAAGCTTAGTAGAGTACTCAACACGAAGATTTTTAATATCAACACTTGGCGGCGGTTCTATCTCTCCATTTTCCACAAGGATCTGTAACACACCTTTGAGTAATGGACTATAGAACTCATCATACAAGCGGTTAACAATTGGCAATAGTGCTTGAATTCTCTCCGCTCTTAGAAAGTCAATAGCTGTTGCTGTGACATTCTTTAAAGCTGCTTCACCCTCGATTGTAACGAATATATCATTGAAGAATAATCGTCTTACTTCTTCCTCTTTTCGTTGCTCTCGTGCGTCTGCTGCTGGTAAATCAATGTCAGCTTGGTAATGAACAATACTTGAATCTTGTGATAAGTGATTTACACCACCCGGCTCAATATCAATATCCTCTTCCTCAAGATTACCCATGAAGAAAACAGGTGGGTTAGTCTTAAGCTCAATACCATCGTCAATATTCTCACACATCTTTGTAAGAGTGCGCATTGTATCGAGTGCGGTAAAGCTCTGCCCCCTACCGTAAGCCATTTGATTTGAATGTAAAAACCTTGGCGTTGCATAAGGAAAATAGGAATATCCACCCTCATTAACCAAGTGCTTACGCTCTTTATTTACGTAACAACTCTTATAAGGTAGATCCATTTTATTTAAAGAGCCTTCTTTGCGCTCCTTACGTGGCATAACAAAATGCAGATACTTTACTTTATTATTAGATTTATGAGGGTCTTTAGCATCATCTTTTACAGTCTGGTGACAATCTTCGCCCCATTTCTGGAAAGCTTGCTTAGCTGTAAACTCAAATTCCCTAATAACTACATTGACATAGCCGTCGCTATCTTCTGCAATACAACAGTCAGTGATGGGAATTTCTTTGAATACTAAGCCTTTTTCTTGCTGCCATTCAAAATATATAACACCTGTATTAAGGCGCGTATAACTAAGCATCATATCAAAAGCCGTTACAGCAAAGTTAGTGCTCGTGATCCTATCCATACATGCTTTTGCAGCATCAATAGACCAGTCTTTCATTTGATCTTCATCTTCACCTAATTGTGACTGTGATACCTTGAAAGAAAAGAACTGTTGACCAGCATCAAATGTATTCGAGAATAAGCCAGAAGCAAAACGCATTGAAGAGTCATAGCCAACAGGATTAAGCGGCGTTGACTGTTCTATTTGCTTGCTACCTGCATTATTCGGCTGCATTAATTGCTTTTCAGAATTGTAATAAAAGCGGCACTCTTCCCAAAGAGAATACATATTATCGCGGTCAGTCCTTAGACCATCGAATAATTTTATCAGCTCTTCGGGTTTACTATTAGAATACTCCATAATTTACCCCAGTATGTTCTTTTTAGGGTCGCTGCCATAGTTGCTCGATGTAAGAAGGTCGGTAGAGGCTCGGCCTTTCTGACTTATGCCGCGTCTAATCTCAGCCTCTTGCGCTGATCTAACTTCTTCTGATTCTCTTTTAACTGGTGCCACGGCTTTAGGTGGTGCCTGCTGTTTCTTTGGGGATGAACCGCCCATATCAATACTCCTTATAGTTGCATGTTAAATAATAACAATAGTTTATAAGTCTTTCAAACCCTTATAGTAATTACCTACCTTCTTGAACTTAAAGCCAATACGCTTTGCAAGTAGTACCATTGCTACTCTCTCTCTTGGAATAACAGCGTGTAATTGATGGGCCATCTCTGCGACTTCTTTCTCGATCTGTTCATTCCAGCCTTTAATCCAATCAAATTTATTAGAGAATGTGCAGACATGTAGACTAGCAACACCCTCAGCTATCCACTCAAGTAAAATAAAGCCATGCACTAGGCTATTTTCATCATCATAACAACCCATTGTACAGGACTCATTAACATAAGCAATTAACTCATCAATCTGCTCATAACCTTTCAGAAAACCTTTATTACGCTCGATACCTTGGGAGAATCTCAATAGCTCCTCAACTCGTGCTTGATCCTCTTCCCAGTAGAACATTAGCGCCTATTCCTTGCTCTTGATTTGACTTTAATTGACCTCATTGCCCAATATCTCGCGCCGTCCCATAAATGATTGTTCTCATCTTTTGGTTCTTGCAGCCATACACCCTCTCGATTACGCTTCCATGAATATTGCTCGGCTTCCATTAAGAAGTTATTCGAGTCTCTATGGATCATAATCATAAAGCCTTTTAATAGATTAATACCAGCCATAATGGAATCCTTACCTTTGACACAAGGAATAACATTATAACCGGATGTCTGAAGTTCTGCTATTGAATCTGGTCTAGCGCAATCGGCCACTATTTCCATATTCTTACCAATATTTAGCTCTTCTAATCTATGCTCAAGCGATGGTACTCTAGGTTTAGAGATATTCTTAGTGGTCAATAAATCGGTTTCGTAAACTAATTCTTTCACATAAAGCTTATTATTGTATAGTCTATACTCAGCCAAAGCCATAGGATCTTGACTAAAACCAAAATCTAAACCAAAGCCCCACTTTTGACACACATAGCGCTCTGGCCATTCCTCTGTAACCTGCCAAGTTTTAAATATTTGCCCCTCAACTTGCCCACGCTTGCCAAGTCCGTAAACATTCCAAGACCAGTCATCGGCTGTATTATTACGAATATTAACAGGATCACCAGGATTATAGGACTCAATAGCTGAAACCTGCTTATCTGTTAAAAATGGATTATCAATATAGGTTGAATGCCTATAAGCTACGCCTTTTTCTCGTGATAAGATTTTACTAAAAATCCAATGCTGGTTTAAGGATGGGTTAAAATCAAATAACTTAAGATCCTTACAGCGATAAGCTATTTGCGTGTAAGCTTCCCATGTAATCTCCATAACCTCGTTAAACCATGCAATGTGAGATTCTTTGCCGTGGAGCTTCATTGGTTCATTTGTAGCATCAAAACAAATCTTAGAGCCATTTGTAAAAGTGTATATCTTCTCTGATTTATTGAATGATCCGGCAGCTTCCCAAAGATTAAACATCTCAGGGCCCATACAAAACATAAACGAAGGAATAGTAGTAGAGCTGTGTGTGCTCCCATCATGTCGGAAGCAGCGAATAACTGTATTAGGATTTTCTACAGCCTCAAGAATTAGAAACTGTATAATAGAAATAGTCTTAGAAGATCGCGTTGAACCCTCTAAGACTACATATTCTATATCCTCCTCTAAGTCGAGAAGGAACTCAAAATTAACTGTCGCTTCAATATTTGGCACTACTTAGCCCTACGCCGTCTCTTCTTCCCCGGCTCAAGCGGTAGTAGTTCGCCTTCTTTTGCTTCTTCTTTTAATCCTTCAATAACATCGTCTTTGATTATCTTAGCAACATCACTAACATTCACAAAAACAGTCTCCACTTCAGGTTCAACTTCTTCCTTAACCTCAACATGCTTCTTTTTTGGCTCGGCTTTCTTCTTACCTGGCTGAAAAAATAAACCACCTGGACCGCAGGGCATATTATCTTTCCTGAAAGCAGCAGCAAGCTTGACTTTACTCCTACGCTCTTCGAAATTACCTGTAACTGGATTAATCATAGTCAAACCACAAGTACCAGCAGTTTGCAATAGCCCTGTTTTCTCTTCTAAATAGTACTTGCAGTTAACACAAATTGGATAGTCTTTAAATTGTTCTTTCATTATTCCTCCCCCCTCTTCTTTCTTGTCTTTACAATATCAATTTTAATAGCTTCAAGCCCTGAAATCTCTTGCTCAACTTTATCTTTCATGCCGTGGCAGTTCTTATTAATGAAAATTGCATAGGTAGTATTTAAGGTTCCATTCATAGCCCCTTCTATGGTTCTGTGCTTCTGAATTTCGATTGCTTTTTCTTTAGACTTCATAAACTCGGGATGAGTATTAGCCCAAAGATGCAGTGCAGAAGTGGTGAAACTATAAGGAATACAAAAACCTTCAAGAGTTGGATACTCTTC